CTTTGCCGTAAAGATTAGCAACACCGCTATTCTTTTCGTTGTCGACCGAAGCAGTCGAATTGACAAGCTCGTAGGCAGTACCGGCATATCCGAGCGGAACCAAGAGGATCGAAGGTTTCAACCCAAGGAATACATCGCTAGACAATCCCTTTTGCTTGCCCATCACCTCAAAGGCTTTGTCTAGGGTCGTTTTGCTCGGAGCCCCAGCACCGCCCGAAAGGTTGGTTCCAGATGCGTGCGATGCGCTAAACAACGCAACGCCGTCGGGCATAATTGGGTTCGACAAGAAAACGTCGTAGACCGTTTTCTCTTGCGTGTTTCGAGCCGCCGAGCCGTGCATCGCTGGGATGCGGGAAAGAGCGTCTAGGTCGTCGTTCACAACCGCCTCCCAAGTGATCGTGAATTCCTTGCCGTACTTTTCCAGCTTGTAGGTTTTTCGCTGGTCGACAACCTTGCCTTCGGGGTAGTCTTTGCCTTCGGGGACCACTTCGAGGTTCGGCGATTCGCCAAGGCTGATTCGGTTGATGTTCTTGAAATCATCAACGCTCTGGGCTTGCCTTACCCATTGATCCCAAGTGTAATCGGCCTCAAGGTAAGACGCCGTTAGGGTCTTGTTGGCCGCATCCAAAAGCAAGTTAGCAAACGATCCGCTCGTATGGTATGCGTCATTGGATCGCTGAATACGCAATCGGTCGATGGTCCCTTGGTGGCCCATCGCAATGCGAACGACATCGCCCTTATTGTAGCGATCAGTGTTGACGCCCATTCGTCGAGCGCAAACCTCGGCAAGCCGATAAATTCCAAGGCCTCGGAAGTGTTCCGCGCCTTGAACATCTGGGGCCTTTTGCTTTTTGATCTGGCCTTGCCAGCATCGCTGCACCAAGCCCGCCGAAGCTTGAGCCATGAACTTATCATGCTCGGATTCGGTCACGCTGAAACTGGAGCCCTCGACGGCCCCGCCTAGTGGTTGAGAAGCCATCTTTCGGATAATCCTTTCCTGAGCGATTTCAACAGTCACGGATGGATCGTCAACCAAAGAGTCTGCGAAGCTTCGCTCAAGCTTCGCAAGCGTACAGTGGGCAACGATTGTTTTGCGTCGGTCGTCGGCGGCCTTTAGTTGGCGTGCAACTTCGGCCTCGACTTTCTTCTCTGTGTCTTCGGTTGGCTCGACATGCTCGGCCCGCATCGCCTCTTCGGGCTCTTTTTCCATGCCTGCCATCGATTCGACTTGCCCCATCGGAGCCGCGTCAGAACCGGCTTGCCCCGCTGCTTTTCCTGCGAGGAAAACGATAATCTGAGTAGGATCGGTCATGCCTTCTGGCAACCCGAGCCCCTTGAGAGTTGCCAAAAGCGACTCGTCCATACGTTCAACCCTTTCATGGTCCATGTAAGACCTGCGAACAGTAGAATTCGGATCCGCGCCCGTTGCACAGATCGAAGCGTTGTGAGGTTCCCATGCGGTTACAATTTCCGCTGGACCCTCAATCACCTTGCCTTGTCGGGTGGTGTACGTTTGGCCCTCTCGAACGAATTGACGCTCGAGAATCTGTGCATCAATCGAGAAGTCGTTTAGGTGGCCTTCGGTGTATCTTGTCGCGACAATCTGGCTGTCTGGATCGCTTGCGAAATCAGGCAGACCAAGTAGCTCATCGCCCTCGATAACGATATTGCGAATCGAGCCAAAGACGTTGCGTACGGTCTTGTCGTTGTGCGAATCGACGATAGGCAACTGCTTTTTATCGTTGCGAAACCGGACGCCATCCATCAACAACACTTGCTTGATCCAACCACGATCCTGATCGTAGATGTCGATCGGCGTTTCGGTCGCAATCACCGCTCGGCCATCCTTGACGGTCCCGAATTGGCGAACAATCGAACCGCCCTCGATGGGCTTGGATTGGTGTCTTGCGTCGAGTTCTTTTCGTCGCTTGATTAGGTCGCTCTTTTTCATGCTGTCACCTCAGCCGGTAGCGTGTCCACTGATCCGTCTTTTGCGTCGTCGATTAGGGCCTGTACGCTTGCTTCGCTCATGCCGACCGACGATAGGAACACCCTCGCCGCCGCTTCGCTAATGGCCCCGCTGGAAAGCTCGTCGAGGGTCTTGGCAATGGCTTTGCGGTTGCGATTGAACTGAAGCGTTGAGAGCCCCATCATTTCGCCGCTGCCGGTCGCTGGTTGGGTTTCTGCCGCCCCTTGGGTCTGAGCCGCCGAAATCGCTAGCTGTTGCTGCTCTGGGGTTCGCAAGTTGAGCTTTTGCAATACCCGATCCTCTTTGGCTCTTTGATAGAACACGGTTCGCCAATTGAGCCCCTGAGCCCCGAGGACTTCGGAGTAGGTCGCGGTAAATGAGTTGATGCCCGATTCACTGGTTTGCTGCTCGACGCCTGGATCGACCCATTCCCATTTTGGCGTTTGCCATTCAACAGGGGTAAACCGTCTGCGGTCGCTTAGCAGGTCGATAGGCGATGGGAAACCGTCGAGGCTGGTTCTGGTCGCTGCGTCACAAAAGCGATCCCAAACAGGCTGTAGGAGATGCCGAATGATGTATTTCTGAATGATCCGAAACCGCCGACGATCTTCGAGTTGGCTGGTCCGGCTGGAACTGTAGGAGGTCTGCGAATAATCCCGAGCCACAACCTCGTAGGAAAGCCCTGTGCCTACCGCAATCCCTCGCAAGATAACCTTGGTCCATTCGCCCGCCGAAGTGTTTGGCCGCGTTGGGTTGATTACCTCGACCGATTCATTCGGGTTCAAATCGAAAATTAATCCCGGCTCTAGGTATCGCTCCCTGTTGCCGTCCTTGTCGGTCCCGCTGCCAGCCCTTGGATTTCTCAGTTCGCCCATCGGCGTTTCGGTCTTGATCGCCGCCGTGAAGCAGGACGCGATAGCCGAGGCTTGTAGTTCATTGTCCAAGTAGGTTCCAAGGTCGCGAATCGACGCCAACGCAGGAGCAAACCAAGTAACGCCCCGCGTCTGTCCGACTCGATCCTGCCGGAATAGGTGAATAATCTCCCGGGCTGGGATTTCCTTTGGCGTCCTGGAAACTGCGTAGGGTTGCAAGGGGTGATCGTCGTAGATCATATAAGCAAGGGGCTTGCCTGATTCATCGACTTTGATGCCGCGAATTACCCGCGTACCATCGCCGCGATCGATGCCCATCGTGTAAGTATCGCGATCGGTCGCTAGCCTGTCGGCTTCGATGATCTCAAGGGCCATCGGGATTGGTCGAGAGATTCCCCGGTATTCCGTCGAGGGCAGATTGACTACTCGAACCAGCACTTCGCCCGCTTCGACCATTTCACGAAGGGCAATAATCTGAATTTCTTCGAGGGTCAAACGCCCGTTGATATCTGCGACTTCGGACCACTCGGACCAAGCCTTATCGCGCAGGTCGTTGATGTCCTCGATGTCATCGCCTTCGGGAGTTTCGTAGGTCGATTGGGCTTGGATGCCAGCACCGACGACGGAAGAAACGATCGTATCGACCACGCCCCAAGCGTAGGAATTATCGCGCACCAAACGCCTTGCCTCTGCCCTGAGACGGTCGGCCCCGAATGGCCCCATCAATTCTTGGTCGGCTGGTAGGTTCTTGGGGTGTCTGTTGCTGCTTACCCGCGATGGTTCGGCCCCTTGGTAGGATCTGGCAAGGGCCTTGCGTGCCGCCTGCCGTCGCAATCCCGCGATGGGACTAACTGCCGAGACTACCGAATCGATAAATCGAGCAATCATCGACGCCCCCCTACGATTCGCCCGAGGGAGATACCGCCCGATCCGCTTTCGCGTTGGACTTGATGGAGCAACGCTTTTCGCTCGGCCATCAACGACGCTAGGTCAAGCTTGGTGACTGTTCTAGAGCCAATGGAATACTGCGACGCTCCCCCGTTTAGGAGAGCCTCGATAGCTGCGTCGATTAGTGCTAGAAGGCTTTGCGCTGATGCCATGCGTCAATCGTTGCATGGCTTGCTGGCCCCTGGAAGATGCCTGTACTATTCCATTAGTACACTGGGCTAAATTATTTACGCTCCTGGGGCCATGTGTGCCCGCAG